CGTTGACTCTCTGATGGTGGCTGATACAGCCGTCGCGGAGGTTGACGAGCTGATGAATTATTGGGACGCTCGCGCTGTGTACACAACTGAGCTGGGCCGCGCCCTGGCTTACGAGTGGGACAAGCGTGTTGCCCGCATGATCTTTGCGGGTTCAAACAGCACCACCTATCCCGAGCCCCTCAACACCGGCACCAACGCTCAGAACGCTGGCCGCATTGGCTTCCAGGACTCCACCCTTGGTGTAGATGCCACTTACCTCGCGAAGACACGTACTGAGCGGGGCAATGCACTCATCGATGCCATCTTCAACTGCAAGGTTGCGATGGAGCAGAAGGACGTGCCGACCGATGATCTGTATGGCGTGTTCACGCCTGAGGATTATTACTGCATCACGATGAGTGATCGCGCCATCAACACGGACTTCAACGGGTACAGCGCACCCAACGGCACCATGGCCGAAGGGCGTACCCTGATGGTGGCCGGGATCCCCCTGTATTCCAGCAACCACATCGACCAAGCCAGCTATGCGTTGACCGCTGGCGACATGAACCCGAACTATGCGGTGGACATGTCCAAGTGCAAAGGTCTGATCTTCCACCGTGATGCGGTGGGTGTGCTGACTCTGCTGAGCCCCTCTCTGCAGATGACCAGCGGTGACTGGAACATCAGCCACCAGTCCACTCTGCTGCTGGCCCGCCAAGCCATCGGCATGGAGGTCTTGCGTGCTGAGTGCTGCAATGCCATTGTGACAACCTGAGCGGGAGCTCGGGCGGATGATTCACCCTGGGGGTCAGCTTCGGCTGGCCCCTTTTTTGTGGTCCTAATACGATGAAGGGGTCACTGGTGCAAAGGTATGCCGCTGAGTAATCAGAGCAAGACGCCAGGGCGCACAACGCTTCTGGAAGCCGTCAACGTTCTTCTGACCAATATCGGAGAGCAACCAGTTGACAGCTTGAACAATCAGCAAGTTCAAGACGCCCGGATGGCTGAGCAGACGATCCTTGAGTTCTTCAAGGACGGCCAAGCGCGGGGCTGGAGTTGGAACCGTGAGCAGGGGTATCCATTTCAGAAGGACCCGAACACCAGCCAGATCACGGTCCCACCGAACTGCTTGAGCTTCACGGTGGACCCGTATCAATACAACGGCCGCTTCATGGTGCGTGGCACCAGGGTGTACGACCGAGTGAACCGCACGTACATCTTGGGCGATGACATCACGGAGGTGCAAGCCGATGTGGTGTGGATGCTGGCGTGGGATGAAGTGCCGGAGGTATTCAACAGATGGACAACAATCCGATCGGCCAGGGTGTTTGCCACCAGGGCGCTGGGCTCTGACTCGGTGACGCAGTTCACGGCTGTTGATGAGCAGGCAGCCATGACTGAGCTGATGCGCGTTGAGATCGAGCAGGCGCTGCCAAATGCTCTCTACGATGGTCCGTGGTCAGGGCCGATCCCCACATACTCCCCGGCATTTGGTCTCCGTCGCGGTACCTACGGGGGGTATGGCCTTGGCTAATCTCGTCAACTACACAATCCCCAATCTCATCCAAGGGATCAGCCAGCAGCCGGACGGGCAGCGCGATCCCAGCCAGGGCGAGATTCAGATCAACGGGATGAGTTCGATTGCTGAGGGCCTGCGGAAGCGGGACTGCAGCTTCACGTTGGCGAAGGTGAGCGACACGCCATTTGGCGATGCGTTCTTCCACAGCATCTTGCGTGATCAGAACGAGGAGTATCTCTCAGTCATTACCAACTCATTCATCAAGGTGTTCGACCTTGCTGGCAATGAGAAGACAGTGGTCAATGCTGATGGCACTGCTTACAACTATCTATCGACGGTCACGCAAGCGAAGCAGCAGATCCGTGCGGCGACCATCGCGGATTACACCTTTGTGAGCAGCCTGCAGGTGCTGCCGCAGATGGACCCGAAGACAGCGCCGGACCCAGCCAGGCCAACAGCGCACGAGTGTCTGGTGTGGGTGAAGCAGGCGAACTACGGCCAGACCTACACCGTCAATTGCAATGGCACTGAGGTGAAGGTGGAGACGGCGGTGGCGCCGGTGGTGACCAGTGGCAGCACCACGACTGAGAACCGCATCAGCTCAGAGGAGATTGCGCAGGAGCTGATCGACGGACCCAACGGGAACGACGGGCTGGCCAGCATCGCTGGCATTACTGCCACCAGGCAGGGCGCGGTGATCTGGCTGCAGTCTGCTGACCCCATCGCAATCAAGGCGACGGACGCTCGTTCCAACACGGACATCACCGCAATCCTGGACAAGGTGCAGGTGTTCACCGAGCTGCCGACGATTGCCCCGGACGGATACCAAGTGGAGATTGAGGGCGACCCAGGGAACAACTTCGATAACTATTACGTGAAGTTCGAGCCACGTAACGGAACGTTCAACGAGGGCTCATGGCTGGAGTGCGTGCAGCCGGGGCTGGTCTATGAGATCAATGCGAGCACGATGCCGCACATCCTCATCCGTCAGCCGGACGATCAGTTCTGGTTTGGCCCTGCTGATGGCCGCCAGCTGAGTGGCAGCTCCCCCAGTGCATGGACGATCGATGTGCCGAAGTGGGGTGATCGCGTCAGCGGTGACGACACCTCATCGCCACTGCCGACATTCCTGGCAGACGGTGGCCGCGCCATCAACGACATCTTCATCTACAAGAACCGCCTTGGGTTGTTGGCGGATGAGTCCGTCGTCCTCAGCCGTGCGGGTGACTTCTTCGAGTTCTTCCCCACCACGGTCACCACGGTGTTGGATGACGACCCGATTGACATCGTGGCCAGCAATGACCGGGTGTCGATCCTGCGTTATGCGGTGCCGTACCAGGATGAGTTGATCCTGTTCAGTGCGCAGTATCAGTTCCGCTTCAACGCGGCGGACACGGTGCTGACGCCCGCGACAGCGCAGATCACGGTGCTCACGCAGTTTGAGGTGGACACCAATGTGCGTCCGGTGCAGGCGGGTGGCGGCATCATCTTCTGCCAAGCGAACGGGCAGTGGGAACGTTTCCGTGACTTCAGTGTCCGCGGTGCGGGAACTGCGCTGACAGCTGATGCGCAGGATCTAACTGCGTACATCAGCAGCTATGTGCCGCGTGATGTGTTCAAGCTCACGGTGAATGACACGGGCAACGGCATGTTTGCCATCAGTGGATTCAACGACACGACATCATTCCCGCCAACGGATTACCGAAAGCGGGTCTATGTGTATAAGTATTTCTACCGGAACCAGGGCAACGGCACTGAGCGGGTGCAGAGCAGCTGGAGCCATTGGGAGTTCAACGGCGCTGATGAGGTGCTACAAGTCCTGTGCGTCAACGAGGAGTTGTATGCGCTGGTGCGCTACGGCAACGACGTGTTCCTTGAGCGCACAAGCGTGATGGACCGGATGGGCACCGATGACGGCACGCCATATCCATTGCTGCTTGATCGCCGTGTGGACAGCACCACCGCGACGCCAGCTGCGTTGCGACTCGATGCAGGTGTCTACGACGCCGCGTCAGACAAGACCACGTTCACGTTGAAGTACGTGGCCGCTGCGGACACGGAGGTCTGGACTGGCTTCAACATGGACTTTGACAGCAATGTTCCTGCGAAGAACTGGCTTGGCCCATCACTGTTGGGCACGATCACTGCGGGCAATACCCAGCTGGTGGTGCGCGGCAAGTTCGACACGGCCACGATCTATGCGGGTGAGCCGTACGAGTTCAGGTATCGCTTCACGCGGTTCAAGTTGATGAAGGAGATTGGCGGGGGGAAGGCCGCAACGAACAGCAGTAGGACGCAGGTGCGGAACGCAAAGCTTCGGTATCACGAGACGGGTTACTTCAAAGCGGTGACCATGCCGGAAGGGCGTAGCAATGGGGAGTACGTGTTCGACGCCACGGTGATCGCGACCCGTGCATCAGCCATTGGCAACCCGCCGACCATGAGCACCGATCAGTTCAGGTATTACGAGGGCGTGTTCACCATCCCTGTGTACAGCAAGGGTGAGCGCTGCATCGTTGAGCTGGTGAATGACAGGCCCCACCCGTGCAAGTTCTCCACCTGTGAATGGGTGGCACTGCTGACCGGTCGCTCGAGGGCGCTGCAGTGAAGTGGGGTGCCGCGACCGTTGAGGCGGTCAACCACATCGCTCGTGGTCTGCGCCCAGAGGATGTGCGTGAAGTATGGGCCAGCCACCGGCTGACACCGATGGAGGCGGTGGTGTTCAGCTGGGCTGAGAGCAGGATTGTGCGTGCTGTGGAGACTGACGAAGGGGTTCCCGTTGCGTTGACGGGTGTTGTGGGCGATCGGATCTGGCTTCTGGGGACGCGAGAGCTGACTGCAACGCCGCGAAGACGTTTCCAGTTGTGCAGAGAAGGGCGACAATGGGTGGAGTATCTGTTGCAGGAAACCGGGGTGGTGCTTCGCAACGATGTCTATGCAAAGAACGTTGCATCCGTTGCTTGGTTGAAAAGGCTTGGCTTCACGGTCGATCCTGCTCGCCCGCTAGGTGACAGCTGCGAACTGTTCCATCACTTTTGGAGGTGCCCCTGATGGTGTTGCCGGCACTGCCAGCCCTGGCGGGGGCATCGCAAATGTTTGGCTTGGCGCAGTTTGGCCTTGGTGCTGCGCAGGCTGGCCTTGGCTTCATGGCCAACCAACAGGCCTATGCCAGCGATGTCGCATTCCAGAACGCCAACAGCAGGTTCGCCTCATGGCAGGCAGGGTTCAACGCACGGGTGAATGACGCGAACAATCAATACAGGTATTGGCAGGAGACGGTCAACTACAACCAAGAGCTCGCTTACGCCAATTCACTTCGCAATGTTGAGACGCTCAAGGCGATCAGGCAGGCGGAGGTTGTCCGCGACACCCGCGCTGCTGCTGGCGCTGATTACATCCGTCAATCTGAAGCCATTGCTAGCCAGTTTGCAGAGCAGGAGATGGCGGCTGCGGTAGCGCAGCAGCAATACTCCTGGCGTGCATTGCAAGGGCGTGCATCGGTCCGTGCATTGGGACGCGAAGGGAAGAGTGTTGACCGGCTTGTGAACAACTACGCCAGGCAAGAGGGCGACTTCATGGCGTTGCAGCAGATCAACTCTGACATCCGTGGTCGGCAGTACACCAGAGCGCAAGCAGGCCAGGTGGCGCAGTACCTGAGTCAATACAACTCACAGCAGTTCTACGACGAAGCGCCAATCCTGGATCCGATTCCACCGTTCCCGCCGTTGCCAACGCTGGTGACCCCAGCACCACCGAGCAGGTCCGGGTCAGCACCATCCATGGGTGCCTTTGGCTTGAACTTGTTAAGTGCTGGCATTGGGGCTTATGGCTCTGCGCTTGGCTTTGAGCAGCAGCGTCGTTCGGTATTAACCCCTAACTCTCGCTATGGAGTGGGCACATGAGAGAGCTTCCCTACGGCAACATCACGCCACAGGCCCAGCCTGTCAGCAGCTTTGTCCGGCCTGCTCAACGAGGCGTAGCCCCAGCAGCCAAGCCATCAATGTTGTCATCGCCGGGAGGCATCACAACACAACAGATGGCAGGCACCAGTGGGGTGAGAGGGTATGGGGGATTAACGGAGATTGTTGATGCGCTTGGTCCGCTCAATAAGAACTTGGCATCCGTCTATGCCG